TAAATCATTCATTATTAGGTCAATGGAAATTTAATGTATAGTATGTATAGTTTATATGTAAATTGCGTATGGAAAAAAAATATATAATATATGGTTTGCATAAAAAACTATACATACTATGCACTATTTTTCCATTGATTTGTATTTCAATATGTTATATATGTATAGTTGCCTTTAAAACCCTACATAAACCATACATATCAGAGAGAATGTTTCATCTGTATTTTCTATTGAAATAGAGTCGTTTTCCTTTGTTTATCAATATTTTGCGATTATTGATATTGAATGATGAAACCAATAAAAATATGACAAAAAAGACTTCAAAATAGCGTATTTATTCTACATTTAGGTAGAAAATAACAGTATTTATATGATTATTATGTAGAAAATAAACTATATTTGTGGCGTGAAATGGCTTGAAAATAGGCATAAAACTATCAAAAACGGCTTGTTTTTGAGTATAATAATGATATTTTATGAAAATACATGAGTTTGATCCAGTGATATATCCACGTAAGTTGTGGGTTGCAGTCAGTACCGATACGTTTTCAGATAGGTTTGAAGGTGTAAGTGAATGGGATGATACTGCTGATGCCATTGTGGACTGTGTTCGTGATAAGCAGCGAAATTTAGGTGGTATTCTTGTCCGATACGAGAGTAAGAATGCCATTACTATAGCAAATATCGCTCATGAAAGTTCACATATAGCGATGAACATATTTGATTATATAGGTGCAAAAGTGGATTTGGCCAATTAGGAAACATTCTCGTATCTTGTTGGATGGATTGCTGACTGTATCAATCAGGTAAGGACTGGTAAATTTAAAGACTGAATGGAGTCGGGAAAGTATAGGAAGTTGTTGAATGAAGTCTTTGGGCTTATGAAAGGCGAGAAACTGGATGCCGCCTTACAAGAGTCCAAGAGTGCAGCTCGTGTTGATGCTGTGCAGGACTTAATGCGTGCAGCCATTATACGATCTTCGATTTGTAAATTCAATGGTACGCCTTACTATTTCAGTGGCCGGATATATGAAGAGATGGCATGGGATGATTTTGGCAACCTGATATATGACTTGATGCGTAAATGCAAGATGCCCAATGGCGATTATTCTCGTGTGGAAGGCGTATTGAAAGTCTGTAAGCGTGTAGTGGCAGGAAAAGCCTTGAAACCTGATAATGCTATTGTGGTATTTAACAATTGCGTGTTTGATATGAGTGCTCGCCGTGCGCATTCTTTCAACCGCCGTTGGGTACAGACCACATGCGTTCCCTATGACTACAAGCCGGAAGAACATGTCTTTCTTTGGAGAATGTTTTTGGATGAAGTTTTGCCGGACAAAAACATGCAAAAAGTTTTGCAGGAATTTCTTGGAAGTATTTTCGTTGACCGGCGTGTGGCGAAAATGGAAACAATGCTTGTTCTTCGTGGCTCCGGTTCCAATGGAAAAAGTGTGGTTTTTGAAACAATCATGGGCATACTTGGCCGGGAGAATGTCAGCAATTTCGGTATAGGTGCATTGATTACTGGAAATGAAAGAAAAAAGAATATCGCTTTCATCAATGGCAAGCGGTTGAACTACTGTTCTGAAATACAAGCGTTAGAGTTTGGTAAGGATAGTGACACGTTGAAAAGTCTTATTAGTGGTGAGCCTACCGAAGCTCGGCCTATTTATGGTGACAACTTTACTGCTTACAATATTCCCTTGTTGATGGCAAATGCCAACCAAATGCCATATTTGAAAGATTGGAGCTATGGAATGAGACGGCGTATTTGCATTATTCCTTTTGAAGTGGAGATACCCAAAGCCCGGCAGAAAAAAGAACTGTCACGGGATTTGGAAGCCGAATACCCGGCTATATTCAACTGGATATTGGAAGGTCGTGACCGTTTTATCGCCAATGGTTATAAGTTGACGGACAGTAAGGAACTTGAAAATGTCATGGATGAATATCAGTCGGAAAGTAGTACCGTAATGAAGTTCATGTATCAAATGAACTATCTGTGCCGATATGAGGAAATTGCCGATATTGAACCCAAATGGATGTCTTCGGCCATTCTGTACCGGAAATACTGCAAATGGTGTAAGGACAATAATGCCAAAGAAGAGAATGTGACAGTATTCGGACGTATTCTTTCGGAAGCCGGTTATCGCAAAAAAAGAACCCCGAACGGTCAGGTATATGGCTTATATGGAACAGCCTTGACGGAAAAACTCTATTATGAGAAACGGGAAGACCTACGGGGCAACTATAAGCAAAGGATCGCCAAACCGGTTTACAAAGATGGCAAACGATATGCCTATACCCATGAAGGACTTGCGGCCTGCTTGTCATTAAGCATTTATCAAGTCCAGCGTTTGTTCCGGGAGAAGAAACTGGAAGGGACGTACCACATGGAGAAAAGAACAACAGTTTTTGAATTGGACGCTGTGGAGAAGATTATCAAACAATTAAAAATAAGAACCAAATAGTATGATCGCACCGGATGAATTTGCAGAGGTTATTGAAAGAATAGATAACCTGCGGGGAGCATTGGAAATTCCTATGCCAGTTGAATTTCATATAAATCAAATGAAGCGTGAATTAAAAGAAGTATCGGACAAATTAAAACGGATTTACGTTGAGGAAGAAGATGAAAATCCGTGGGAGGAATAAGAATGGCAGTAAAATTTAGACATAAGGAAACGGGACTGTTCTTTTGCAGGGCAAAGGGATTATCACCTTCAATAAAAATGTATAACGAATTAGGAGAAGAAGCTATTTTCAGGAAAAGAAATCTTTCCAAGAGAGGAAGAATTTATGAGACGGCTACTGAAAATCAAAAAAGACTGTGGATTGGAGAAAAACATGCGGATGAATTTGAAATTGTAGATGTTTGATTATGAGTAGAAATTGGAAGGAAAAGGCTGCATATAGATATGTGCATTTGGGCATTCCAATTCCGACACATCTGTTTTGCATAAGGAAAAAATGGTGGAGGTATAACTTTGATATTGGAAAAATGCGCTATAAAAGGAAACAATATATTGAGAAACAATTAAATAAAGACATGTATGGGGAAAAAAACAAACGGTATTCAGGTAGGTAACTTTATTGTTACGAGAGATAATGGTAGTGAACATGACTGGATCAGCATTAAGGCAGTGTCAGGTTTTTGGAGTATGCGTTTTCGGGATGACAACGGAATGTTCTCTCGGATTCGGGAGTTAGCCAACAATAAGGAACTTCGAGAATATTTAGAAACATGGATCAAAGTATGTTTCCTTATCAGTAATGCAACTCCCGATGTTAAGTTTATGGAAGAATTTTTTAAAAGCTATTCTGATCTTACCGAACGGCTACGAAGCTTGCAGCAACCGGTATCACCGGAAGATGATGCCAAGATACTGGAAGAAGAAAGAAGCATGAATAGTATCAAGGAAGGTATTAAGGAGGAACGTAAAAATGAGGATACCGACTGATAAGGAAATTGAAGAGGCCAAAGAATATCTCCGTCAACGTCTGGATGCGGAGCTGTCCATGCGCACTAATCTTCAAATTGTGATGATCGAGGCGGCAAAACAAATTATAGATATTTCATACCGGTACAAGATCAGCCCTGAATTATTCCGTTTTGCAGCAAACAGACAGTTGCAGGAGGAAGTGGATGCCATAATTTTATCCCTTCTTGAAATAATTGAAGACTATACTTATACTTTGGCAGTAGCGACACATGAGGACAATAAGGATGTAATCATAACATATATAACGCGAGAATCATACGGCAAAACCTTCACACAACGCGCAAGAGAATATGTTGACCGGTTTTCAAAGGAGGTTGAAACGGCCATTGCCGCTGGATTACTACTGAACCTTTCCAAAGACAAACTACTTTCATCTATCAGGCAGTCGGTAAAAACGCCATTGCTTAATGAGCATATACAGAGAGCTATTTCAAAGGGTTATTCTATTATTTCAAGAATCGGTGTTCAGGAGTCTTTTGGAGTAGGACGTACTGTAAGCTCTTGGACTGCACTGTCAGATTTGACGGAGTATGCTGTGGCAGAGGGTTGGATGAAGCATTGGGAATTGCAAGCTAAAGCCAGTGGAGCCATAGGGTTCTTTGTCATGCGTGGCAGCTCCTATCCTTGTAACATTTGTGACGATGAAGTCGGATTTCATGTGGAATGGGACAAATTACCACCGTATCACGGCCATTGTAAATGCTTTGCTGTTCCCGTATCAGCAATATAATTATTTAATAGATTAAATATCAGAATATTATGTTTGGAATATCATTAATCAGCACAAAGAAACTCAATCATCTTACATCAGAATGCAGCAAACTGGCTATTGCCAATGTTGAGCTTTCAAAACAAAATGCGACACAAGCCAAAACTATTATGGAACTTACTGGAGAAGTCCGGGTGCTAAATTCTAAAATTCTTCTGAATGAAAGTATCAGTGATGATTTGCAAAAGAAGCTTAACCGGAAATATCCTCGAAAGCCTTATAATAAAAAATTGTATCGAAAGTAGTGTCATATTCAACTCATTCATTACATTTGCAATGTAGAAGTTGACTTGTTATAACACAAGCTTATCAACCAAGTTGTTGAAAAAGTAAAGCCTCTGTCTATTTTATGTAGGCAGAGGCGGCTTTTTCCGATGTATAGTTACATTGGATTCGGAGCGCGGAGTACGAGATTGCTTTCGCGCTCCGCGTTTTGGTACAGTTCATTTTGCATTACCCTCTTTACTTTCATTTTTCTTGATTTTCAGTTGATATAGCAAGTCAGCTTGTTGCTGTTCCTTATATTCACGCATGATACGATCCCATTCATTGTTTTTCCCATAACCGGATTCTTCCGAGCCGGTTTCTTTCGATAAAATACCGGCACTGACTAATTGTACCAAGTTCGATACCAATTCGGCTGCATTTTGGTGGACGTATGGAACTGCCCACGAAAAAATTTTCAAATTGAGGAATTTGGTAAGTTGGCCTTTTTCTGTTCCATATCCGTGCAGAAACAACCGTTTCATTTTGTCTATTGATTCGTCAAATTC